GGACTGGGTTCATCCATTAAGTCATCTAACTTAGGTTCTTTCATTTCAGTTCTCCTTTCTTCACTTTAATCTCACCATTTTCAATAACAAGCTGATAAATAGAACCACTAACTACATCCTTCATCTGGATGCTGGTTAGTGGTTCTATTTTTAGTTTGTCTAATTTAACTTTATCAGCGGAGCTCATCAGCCCGTCTTCCGTCGGTGTTGCTGGGGTATACTTCGGTATCTCTGGTATTTCAGGTATTTTCCCCTCGACAAACGCCGTTAATCCCTCGACTAAATCAGTTCTGGTTGTAACATGAAACGTCTGGCCCTTCGTTAAACCCATTTCAGCGTTATCATCCGGAACCATTAATGTGAATGCTGGAAGTGTCGCATCCCGTCGCATTCGCTTAGTAGTCACCACCGGCATCCCGGTTAAACGTGAATTAAACGCTTTGGACGCGGTTTGTCTTGCAGCTAAAACACCGTTACTCAATTTTTTTGATCAGCGATAGCATTATTTAATTGATTGTTAGTGTTCTTCTGGTAATCAAGAATTGTCTTCGCTGTATTATTAAGCGTTAATTGCGTTTGCTGAGTTTTATCAAATGGGTACCAGACATAGGCCATTACTTGGACATTCGTCACATAATCGGTTTTACGAATTTCTAACCGGCGCTGTTCACCAGCAACCGGCTTATCAGTTTCACCATATGTTGCATCAATGGTCAATGATGGCTCTGGTGTTAATTGTGTCAGTGCGTATTTGTCCATTGCGGCTGAATCAGTAAACCGTTCGTCTGAAATGTCATCTCCTTGATGGAGTCCCCATTTATTAACTGAATCTTGATTGGTTACAAAATGTGGTGGGAAGTAATATTCTTGAACGTCTGAATTCTCATCATCGGAATCTTTCGTCTTACCGAATACCTTTACTTGATTAATAATATTGGTTGAATCATAGGTTAATTTAATCTCAGTAGTATCACGCAAGTAATCAATTCTAGCACCGTAATTCTTAGTGAATGCCGCTAGTGAATAGACGTTAATCTTTTTATTATCTGGGAAAATCACGGCGTCCGGCCATGTACTAATAATCTTAGATAGCATGTCCTTGCCGCTTTCGTTACCCAAATCTGTTAACTGAGCCTTATCAAAGTTACCAATCACGGCATAACTATATCCCATAGCATTGCCAGACAAATAAAAAGACAGAACATCACTAACCGAATAAGTTAGCGTTCCCGTCTTAACTTGATACTGTCTAATACGTTGTACTTCATTGTAAACGTGAATTGCAACAACCTGCTTAGTTTCAACGCCGCCGCTGAAATCTGGTAAGCATTGCTTAACGATGTATTCTTGACCATCAAAAAAGATGCTGCTCTCTGAATCAATTAGTGAGTAGCCAACTGACTGATCATCATAGCAAGTGAATTGAATTTGATAAGTCGCGTTTAATTCCCAATCTGATTCAAAGGTGTTCCATAATATGCAATTTAAAGGCTCTTTCAGGGTGCTGTGCAAGCCTTTAACCAATACCTTATTCAAGGTAGATAAACGGGAAACTAAATGTAATATCTACCGCAGTCGCACCCTCAACTGCAATATCATTCCAACCAACTTCAAGCGTTAAATTACCAAAATCAGTATTAACGCTGGCGGGTTGGCTATTCAATGTCGTTCCGACACCATCTAAAATAATCGAATCACTAGCTATTGCGGGCTTTTGATAATGCCAGCTACTGCCATTAGTTAAATTAGTGATTCTTAAACTGCCACCACTAAAATGACTAATAATTTTTAAATCGTGTTTTTGAAAATAAGGATCAATCGGAATATCTGAGGCGTTGTACACCTTAAAGCGATTATTTTTAAAATGATAATTTAAATCTTCACCATTTGGCAAATTCATCCCCACTTGCCACAGTTCATTATCATAGTCATATAAATTATCTGAACGCGCCAAAGAGTATTTATAACCGCTAGGATTCTCAAATGGTATTGTAAACAGCGCATCATGCGCGCCATCTTCAACCGGCTTGATTTCAAACTTAGCAGCGGTCACAAATTTAACAATTCCCATTTCAGCATCAGTTCTAATCCTGAAATATCCCTTTTGGTTAAAAATACGGTATATATCGTGTTTCGCTAATTTAAAATCATAATAATCACCAAAGTGTAACCAGAAATTAGCGTTAATCACACTCTTATCATAACTTTGACTCATTAATAATGAACCGTCTGTTGGGACATTTGTTTGATAATTACTAGTTATTTCTGGATTAGAGTCATCACCTAGAAAAGTTAGCCCCTGAATCTGCTCAGAAATATCAATTTCAGGGGCTGCCCCCCATTTAATTAATAATTTTGGTTGTGTCGCTGGTTGCCAGTCCATTAAATCACCTCATTTAAATTGATTGTGCATCTCTTAGAATCTGATCAAGCGCTTGTTGTTTATACTGTTCATTTTTATTAAAAGCACCAGCTTTAATTGCTTCAATCTGTTCAGCCGTTAATCCCAATAATTTAGAAAACATTTGAAGTAACATATCGAACTTAGCATTTAACTGTTTGAGTTCTTCATTACCTTTATCGTCTTGAGTGATTGATTTTTTACCCATGGATGGATCATCACCAATCAGACGACTAACAACTTCGCCGACCAGTTGCCAGCTCCGACTACGTTTCATTGAATCCAGCGGAATAACCATCTCTGGTTTATTATGCTCTGCGACCTCAATCATTTGGTTTCTAGTAATCAAACCACCATTAGCCATTCGTTTATGCCCAGTTGGTCCCCAGCCACCAGGCACAGAAATATCCCGTAACCAGTTAGAATCATTAAATAGCGCTACTAATTGCGCATATCCGCTACTTAAATTAGGTTTAACCCCTCTAGGAACCCAAGCGCTTAACGTTGGTTGAATGTATTGTAGTAAACCTTTAGAAGGTGTCCCAGCTTTGGCATTTGAATCCCAGTTATTTGAGATAGTTGGGTTACCATTTGATTCCTGTGCAATTCTTTTTAGGACAGCGCTCATCCCAGCACTAGAAAGGTTAATCTTCATCTTTCTAGCTGCTTTTTTAATAGTGCTCTTCCAGCGGTTGACACCAGAACCACCCGGATTATCGGCGCTACCGCCCAATCCGTCAAATAATTTCTTAACCCAGTTTACAGCACCACTTGCAACAGTTTTAGGGAACCCCGTGATAACATCTCCAGCAAAGCCCTTACCAGTTTTACCAATAAACTTACTAAATACTGACTCCATAAATTTGATAGGATGCGCAATAATATTTTCAGCCTGATCAGCGATATCTTTCGCCTTATCCCACATCCCACTAAAGAATGCCCCAATACCATTTTTATACATTGGTAAGCCCATCATTGAAGCTAATTGATGACTGGAATCACCATCTAAAACCTCAGCGCCCTTTGGCAGCGGTATGATCATATTCCGCTTTTTAGGGAACATCCCAAACTGGCCATTTGGCAAGTGATACATTTCGCGATATTTAGAAGTTGGCGAGTCGTTAACTAGTGCCAACCCGCCCGGATGAGCGCCACGCGTTCCTTTGGCATAAGCCGGTAAAGGAATGCTCCAACTGGCTTTAATCGTCCCAGCGCCCACTTTAGAAAGCACCCAGTTAAGCCCTGATTTAAGACCTTCTAACATCTTATTGACCGGCGTAATAACGCCCCGTGCAATCCCAACAGCACCTTTTTTAACACCATCAATTGCACCGGACACAATACCGCCAAGTTTGCCAAAGTAAGATTTGAAAGTATTAACCATATCGCCTAATCGGCCACCAGTTAACTTGTTAACAAAATTAAAGACCCCCGTGAAAGCAGATTTCCAAAATTTAATAAGCGAATTGATAACACCCCGGACATCCTTGTCTAAATTCTTCCAATTGCCTGAGAATAGATCCTTAAAAACTTTGCCATAATTTTGAATGACATTAAAACCGTTGCTAAAAATAGGCTTAATGAATTTAAACATGTTGTTAAAAATTTTAACTGAGTCTTTCCACATGCTGGTAAACCATTTTGCGACATTCTTAGCCATTGATGTTGCTGATTTAACAATGCCGTTTACAAAGTCTCGGAATTTTTTATTATGTTTGTACAACGCCACAAGACCAGCAACTACCGCAACAATCGCAGCAGTGATTGCAAAAAACGGATTAGCTTTTGCAAATGAGAAAGCTAGTTTAAGGCCCTTACCCGTTAATTGCGCTGATTTAAGTAAACCTTTAAGAGCCACCTGCGCGGCTTTAACACTTAACTTGGCTGTAAACTTGAGTGCCTTCATTCCGGCTTTTCCAGTCGTCACCAGGGCTTTGCCTAGTAGCTTAGAACCAGACTTAACAGCTTTCCATGTTAACTTAGCAGTGAATTTAAGCGCCTTTGCCCCGATTTTAGCAGTCCCCAATAGTGTCTTACCTAAGAGTTTAGAACCGCCTTTTACCGCTGACCAACCCATTTTGGCCGTAAATTTTAGGGCCTTCCCTCCAGCTTTACCGACTGCTGCTAAACCTCTCCCCATTACCTTGGCCTGATTAACCACACTAGAAAATGCGAATTTAGCAGCGGTCGCAATACCCGAACCAATTGTTTTAAAGACAGAACCTAGAGTTGAAAAAGTTGTCTTCATGCCACCCAGCACTTTATTAGCCTTAGTCCCCTCTTTACTCATCTTACCAATCTGATCAAACGGGAACTTAATAGTGCTGAAAATGCCGCTCGATAATTTGAAGACAGTCCCAAGACCGCCAAGCGCCAAATTAAGCCCTTGTGTTGCTTTATTAGCAATTAACATCCCTGCGGCCATTTCAGCAAATAATTTAGGATTTTCTTTGGCAAATCCACCTACGATTTTAAGGACCGGCTCTAAGTCTTTTAAAGTTTGTACAAATATTTTAAAGCTAGTTCCACCAGCCTCCTTTGTCGATTTGAAGAATGACACAATATCCGGTGCATGTTTGGCAATTGATTCACTGGCTTTAGTGACACCATTCGTCAAGCCATTCATCATTGAATCCATACCCTTGCCAGCATCTTTTACATCAAATACTTTAGCAAAGGATTTAGTAATAGTACTAATACCTTTGCTGAACGTTCCGCCCAACTTGCTGAATTCTGATTCCGTTTTCTTGTCTGAAACCCAGTTACCCACAGCACCAAGTAATGGATTTTTCATCTTTAATAGTGGTGTTTCAAACGCTCCAATAATTGCTGGCATTCTTGCATTAATTGTCCGTTCTAATCCGGGAATCGTTTTAGCAAAATTAGCAGTAGCATTCTGATATTTTTTAGCCGTGGACTCTAGAACTTTATCCATTGTTTCAGCGCTAATTTTACCTTGGGACATCAGATCATTCATCTGAGCCATTGTTAACTTATGATTATTAGTTTGCTGTTGAACAGTTGTTAAAAGTTCTTGTCTTAATTTTGGAAATACATTGACAAAAGACATCATATCTTGAGATTGAACTTTACCATTCGCGTGCATTTGGCTATATTGTGTTGCAAAATTTTTAACTGCATCATCAGTTTGTCCAAACGCATCTTGTAATGTTAAAACCGACTTTGTAAGAACTTTAGTCTTATCAGCGCTATTCACAGTTGAATAAAGTTTAGAATTTAAATCATTAACCATTTCTGTCGAATTAGCAGCAGCTTGTGCCATTTCATTGGTCATATCGACCATCTTTTTACCCTCAGGGGCATTCCCTGTTAACGTCAACCACTGGGCATTCATTGTATCCTGATACTTAACATAATCAGAACCAAGCTTCATCGTATCTGCTAGATGAGTCTTAATGGATTGCAATCCATTAATAACACCATTCGCTAATAATTGAGCGCCAAAAACTTTTCCGAACAAGCTACCAGTTTTCTCTGTTTTAGCGTTAATCTGGCTCAGCTTATCAGTTATTCCCGATAGATTAAAATGAGGCTTCTTGGACAATTGTCCATTTAATTCTTTTAATTCGTTGCTGGTATGCGCAATTTTGGTCCCAAGCTCATTCACTCTAACTTGTTGTTGCTGGTACTCAGCGCTAGCCTTGCCAGATTTAGCCGCCACCTGACCTAGAATCGTTTCTTGCTTTTTGTAAAGTTCCTGTTGCTTAGATAATGATTCACGTAACCCTGTTTGCTTAGCCTTAAGTGCTTCGGTCTCTTTCCCCTCTGCCTTTAAACGTTCAACATAAGACTTCGTAACCGAATCGCCATTTTTAAGTTCTTGATTAAGACTGATGATGCCACTTTTTTGTAAATCCATTGATTGCTTAGCACGTTGTTGCTGAGTGGTCATTGCATTAAGTTGGGTAGTCGCTCTATCAATATCTTGCTGATATTTAAGATAGGTCTGAGCACCCTCCTTGGTCTCCACATTCAATCCTGATTGTTTAGCCTTTAATGCTTCAACCTTATCCTTTTGACGGCTGATAGCCTCGCCTAATCCGTTGTAGCGGGCCTCGCTAGCTTTTAAGTATTCTCCAGTAGATTTTAGCAGCGTCTCTTGTGACTTCCAGGCACCGGTGGCCACTTTAACGGCGCTGGTTAAATCCTTTAGAGAATTGACAGAACTAAGCGTATCTAACGCAACTTGAGTAGCCATGACCGCACTTACTTTTTTGGCCATCCTAATCCCCCCTTTTTAATAAAAAAAGGGTAACTACCCAAGTTGGTAGCTACCCTTTACCGATAAGTCTAAGCGGATCAACCACTCTATCTTTTTTATCTTTAGTACTTAGTAACGTATTTAAGCGGTCAAAATCAGCGTTATCCCACATATCTACATCCCAATGTAAATTAATTAAAGTTTGTTTCCCAGCTAGTCTAAAATCCTCTAGTATATTTTCAAGTTCGAATATGCGCTGAGCTGGGTCTACGCTTCCGGGGCATTTTTTCCCTCGATATCGCTTGGTTCAGCACCCATAATAATTGCACAAATCTTAGCCGCTAACATACTAGTCTCATTAACTTCTAAATCACCAAGTGGCTCTTTTTGCTTTTTAGTCAATTTTAATGTATCTGAAATATATGCTTGGACTTTTCTAATATGATCGCGCTGGACTTCAAAGTTTTTTAAAATTTCATCTGCCATTTTTTCATTCTGATTGTCCGAATCATCATCTGATTCTTTATCCGATTCCGTCTTACTCATAGCTTGCATTTTATCATTGAATTCATCCATCCCTTTTTCAAAACGGGCTGTTTCTAGTTGGAACGTGTATGCATCTTCAACCTTCTTGTTTGTACGTTTGACATCAAAAGGCACTTTAATCCCCAGTTCCTTATTAACATTGATTTTAACCATTATTTACCATCTCCCCCTTGTTCTGGTGGTGTTACTGACCCAGTTTCTAATTTATAACCACCAAAGGTCTCTTCATACATGTGAGCCATATCAAAACCTTCTTCACCGGTGTAGTAATTTTTATATGGTTCTTTATTTTTAAAAGCATTAGTTGATAAAGCCGTAAAAGTTAAATTATCATCCTCACGGGTTTGATTCTCAGTATCCGTACCAATATTTTGTGTCGGAGCTGTAAAAATCCCATTCCCAAAATTAAAGAAGACCGATTCTTTTCTATCAACTGTCTGTGACTCAACAGATACAGCAAAGTGTGGTTTCGAACCAATAGTATCATAACCACCTTTTCCATCTGATACTCTCCCAATTAATCCTTGGCTTATATCAAATCCTAAATTGTTAATATCCAATGCAATTGCTGGCGCAGCTCCACCAACCATTGCATCCATTTGGACATTATTACCAAAGGTTTTAGTGACAGATCCTTCAATCCCTGTAATGTTGGCCGTCTTTGTCCCAAAAAATCGTTCATCAATCTCTAATATATCTGTACCCAAAACACTTTTTTCTTTAGGTACGATTGCTTGTGTCAACGGGTCAACCTGCGCAACCCGTACCATCGTTAAACCTACAATTGCCATATTCTATTCCTCCTCTAAATATCCTCAGTTTTACTAAATAAAAAGACCTTAATCACTTGTTTCGTGTCAGGGTCTGTATAAGGTGATTTATTATCATTGACATACCAGCCGTTAGCCAGCATTAACTTCATGATTTTAATTTCAAAATTTTCAATATTCTCATCAAAATTTTTACTGTAAAAAACTTGAATTGAAACTGTATTATCAATCTGATTAAAATCGTTATTCCCAAAACTCGTTGGTGAATTCCGTACACGACTAATTAACACATCCGTTAAGTCGTCTCGGTCAATCCGCTCCTCTGGTAAGTTTTCCGTAAAAATACCATCAAGCTTTAATTCACTATCATTTAGAATTTTCTTAACTGCTAAAACAGATAACATCACGTTAGTCCTTTCTGTTTTAATATTTCTTGATAAGTGTTAGACTCTGCCTCCATCACCGCATCTGTCGCTGAATCCCGCGCATTATCAATAAAGTGATCAGCTTTAATCCGTTTTGTGCCGTCATTTAAGCGCCTTGCATTCCCAGCATGGTACTTATCAAACCCAACGGTACTAACGCCTGTTTTCGCACCGTCAACGTCAGTGTTAAGCACAATGACACTATCGGCCATATGACCATTAATAGGACGTTTTTTCTTTGAATAATGTTTACTTTTTGTTTCATCCGCTATTTTCTTTTGCAGCACATCCGCCCCAGCTTTGGTTATTTTGGCTTGTTCTGCAATTGATAATTTCTGTGCGGATTCAACGTCTTTTAACCAATTATTTAAAGCGTCATCTAATCCAGCCATTAATTAACCCCCTTAGATTCCTTAATCGTTAAAAAATCATAGGTCATATAATGATTAGAATCATCAATTGAATAATCAATAATTTTATAGGTCTTGCCCCCGATTTTTAAATACTGATACGTATCAGATAATTTAGAATGTTGAATAACGATGATACTTGTATTCTCTAAATCGGTCCCAATCAGCGCATAACGTTGCGTGACTGTTTTGCGCTGCGGTTTATAATGCATTCTCTCTTTTTCAACGAACGCTGGGACACTTACACCAGTATTAGGATTAACCTTTGATTCAAATACACCGAACCAAAAAATCTTGTTAAAATCAGATGGTGAATATCTAACTTGTTTCTGCATCGAGCTTCATCCCTTTTAAATGATTAATCATCATCTGCAATCCCTTAGACATCCCAGCCGATAATTCACGGTCATAATAAAGTTGAGTAGCCAAAGTCTTAGCAGCACGATTAAAAATGGCACTCTCCCGATATTGTTCAAGCGGCACAGTATGATCAACTGAATTCTGAATAATCAACTCAGCATCACTTACTAGCTTATTAATTGTTGTCACATCTTCGCTCTGTTGATCAACATTGAGTTCATCAGATAATTTTACCTTGGTCATATTATCCTCCTTAACGGCCGCCGCATAACGCTACTGTTTATTTAACTAGGCGACTTCATTAAATTATTTTCCGTCTTCTTCTCCGCCGGTCACTGGCGTAGTATCCCAAGTTAAGAAAACGCCGGCTTCATCAATCGCTTTTTTAACATCAAATCTTAAATAAATTGCCAATTTCTGTGCATAGATGTCGTTATCTTGCCATCTTACTGACGTTTCTTTCTTTACTGCATCCAGAATAAATGATTTTAAATCACCGACAAAGGCATGGGCTTCCCCTTCTTTACCTAAGATTTCATCATCTACCGGTAGAATATCTTTACCACTTAATGCTTTCCCAGATGGTGAACTCAATGAATCTTGGAATAAATAACGGCCATTCGCATCTTTTAGCTTGTCAACATAATCGTAAAATGATTGAGACATTACCCACACTTTGTCATATCCAGATGGGACCTTTTTATTAAAAGCGGTCTTCAAATCATCCGCTGTTTTAACAGTTACTTTTTTAGTAGCCGTTGCTAACGCTGCACCAATCTTACGCTGTTCAGTAATGTCTGATAAGTCTTGCGCGTGTTCACCAACAATACCACTAATATCCACAGCGGCATCGTCAATCATTTCTTGTGAAATTGGGATTGCACCTGCATATGTTTCAACAGAATAATCCACTGCTTCAATACCCATCTCCATTTTAGGATTGGCATCTAATTCTGCCTTAGTAACTAGTCCGGCGCTAGCTTTCTTAATAACTGGTAAAGTCCCCTTAGGCGCAGATACTGTTTGACGATTAACATAATTTTTTAAGAGATTAGGTGAAATCTTTTCTTTCTGTACTTGTAGAATTTGTGTTGGGATAACTGCTTGATTTTCAATCGTTGTTACCCCATCACGCTTTTCACCACGAGAACGGACATAATCTTCAAATGAACGTACTGCTTCATCTTTTCGTGGTTGTTTACTTGAGTTTCCTTGTTGAATTACATGCGCCATACTACGTTGCGCCCCCTTTTCTTTCGTTGGATCTTCCCGAATTTCAGGTTCATCACCTTCATCACCATCACGAGCATTTCCAGCGGGTTGCGCCGGTGGTGTTGGTGGAGTCGGTTTCTTATCTTTTTTACTTGTATCTTTCTCACTGGGATCTGGATTATCCGTCCCGCTATCAGTTCCACCTTCATCAGATGATTGTTGTTTAGCTAACCATTCTTTAAACAATTCAAATTGTTTCTTTGCTTCTTCATCATTATTCATGTTGTTCTCTCCTTTTAGTAAGTCTAGCGAACGTTTTACCTGAACGCTGGTTTCTGTGTAAGCCGGTAACGTGGTTAAACTGATTTCAGTCACATTACTAATTTTCTTAATCGTATGAATCTGATTACCATTATCATCAAGAAAATAAATATCGTCATCGATATCAAATCGGAATGAGCAACCTTTAATATTCCCATTCGCCACATTTTGATAAGTATCACGACCTAGCTGCGTATCAGGTAGTTGGCAACTAAAAAACAGGCCCTTATCATCAACTTTTAACGTCAATGTCTCTGAGTCTGTTCTCCCTAAAATATTGCCAAATTCATGATCATATAATGCTAATACATTGCTTAAATCAGTACCTTGTAGCGCGTTCTGTTCAATATATTCAATAAACGGCATCGGTTGCGATGGCTCATTAAATATTGCCGCATAGCCTTCTACAATCATTGAATGGGAATCATCTTGCGGTAGCGCTCTGATATTTCCGCTGACAGTCCTCATATTAGTGTTATTCATTAAATCACCCCATTTTTTTCCAATATATCCAACGCAGTTGAAGCCGATAAATCAGATCCCTTACTAGTTGCTAACTTAATTAAAATATTCGTAAATTGTTCTTTAGTCGCATCCACTGCATCCCTAATATCCATTCCAATATCATCATCTAATTTAGCGGATAGTTCAGATATAACCGGCTTAATATAGCGTTGTAAAGAATTAGCATACAAGCTCTTAGACATCTCCAAACTTGATTGCTGGTCACCTTGACCATTTAAGTACGATTCCGGAATACCAAAGGCCTTGGCAATTTGCGTTTTACCAAAATCAAAGTTTTTTAAGAAGTTAGCAACATCCGAATTAATCTGAATTGTTTTTAACTCAATACCCTGATCAAGCACAACTGCCCGTCCACTATTTTCTCCAGAGTTTTGATTTTCAAATTCTGTTCTGATTTTATTCTTAGCATCTCTATCCACAATGCCTTCCGGAATGGTTAGAGTAATGCCAGGATTGATTGCATTTTTGAGTGTTGATAATGTTAACTTGTTACTAAACTCTTGAATATTAATCTCATTCAAAAGGCTGCGTAACGGACTAACACCAATATATTGATTATTATCATCCTCGCCAATTGGCATTAAGCGGAAATGAAACATCTGATTACTTCTAAATTCCTGATCTTCACGTTCATCTGTAAACCATACTCTATAAGATAATCCTGCGGCATTATCATCAAGTACTACAGTCACATTCTGACTAGGAGCCAACTCTAAGCTATGGCCCCAATTAATCACATATGCATTCCCGTGAATTAGCATTTGAGCGTAAACAGACTGCCAAAAATTAAATGGATTGATCAGCTTACTTGGCTTGTTTAAAATTGTTAAGTTCTTCTGGTTTTTAGTTGTAAACAAGCTCCCCGAAACATCACTACTAATTAAATTGATGACCGCAAACAAATCCGAATTATTAAGCACGGTAGCCGCACCTAGCGTTGAATTAGCAATAATACGACCGCCACTTATCATTACTGGGCTTGATGTACTCGGCAATACTCTGGAACGTGTCTGATTCAACTTACCCAGCGCATTAAATGGATTCATTAATTAACCACCTCATCACGAGCGATTAGCCACGCAAACACCACACCAATAATTCCAAGGACAATAAATCCTAGACCTCTACTAAACTGAAATACGCCATAATCAACAGTCGCTAATGACGTGATTAGAATAATAAATGCCACGTTAGACACAATCGCACTCAACAGCTTGGTTAGTTTTGCTTTTAACATACAATCACCCCTTTTTAGTTAAATTAAAAAGCCAATCCTAATAGAATTGACTTCTTCACTACTATATCGTTTTAAGTGATGGGTTTTTAAAAGCTAAAATCTTTTTTGAAATAATCATTAATTTCATCACTACTCATATTGCCAAATGGAGACTTTGTTTTCTCCTCTGGTGCATTAGACCAGTCATCAAAATAATTCATCCCTTCGTACACTGCATCTATCATTGCATCAACAATATCGATTTTTTGAGTTGCTTTATTTTTATCCACTTGAATCCCATTATTATCAGATTTCAAAACCGCATTTGTAAATGCCGCTTGCATCAATCCATCATCAAACATAGTCACATTTTCGGCTGTAAACATATCCCGTAAGAATTTAGTTGGTTCTGAAAGACTATGTGTCCCTTGTCTAACGGGAATCAATAACCAATTTTCTCTATTTTCATCTAGTCGCCTAATAAAGCGGCCAGTACCCCATGCATCATAGAGCATCGCTTTAACGTTCAAATCGTGTTTTTCAACAAAAGTTAGTACCCATTCGTAGACTTCATCTTGATTAATCATCCCAAATCTATCTTTAGTGATGTCACACCACCCTTGTTCTTCAAAAGAAACGTAGTCCAGTCCATCTTGTTCTACTTTAGCTTGAATGCCCCCAGCAACTTTGGTAGGAATAAATGAGTGCTGGTATAAATGCCATTTTTGTTGCTCCCCATCCATGTATGGGAACGCAAACGCTATGGCATTATCATCCGATGCCAAACTAGCATCAAATCCAATATAAACATCCCGATGATCGATATTAAAATCGCCATGCTTGATAATTGATTTCTGGATAATACTTAAATCAAGATAGGCGCCATCTTTAGAATTTTGCCACCGATTCATATTCTTAGTTAAAAATTTAGATAAACTACCTTGTGATGCCTGGCTATCTCGCTCTGATAGTAATCCATCCATTAATTTATCGTGAATTGCTTCAACTTCTAATAATGGATTAGATTTTATCCAAGTATCTGGTTCCCACACTTCATCATCATTATCTTGTTCCCAACAAAGAAATAAAACATCATCTAACTTACGATCATCATCATTAACTATCATTTTTGTGTATGCCTTATAATCTTTGAACATTGGTACATTAGGATTATTACCCGCTGTTGAAATGATAATTAGAGTTGCATCCGAGTTCTGAACATTCCCAGAACTCAATGAATCCACAAAATCCGTTGTTGTCTGTAAATGGTATTCGTCAAAAATTGCCAACGTCGGATGACTACTATCCCCACCACGTTTACTATCGGCCGATAGTTTGAATAAACGTGTTTTTGTTTTAGGCATATACGCCCGTTCACTATTAATAATAACCTCGTTTTTCCAAGCACCGAAATAGCGCGAGTTTAAAAGATGCTCTAACGTTAACGAGACGTAATTATATAATTGTTCAATTTGAGAAGTTGTATTGGAGCTAATTACAATTTCTCTAGAATAAGCTGGTGTCCCTAATAAAAAATTATAATCTGCTAATGTACTAGCAATCTGAGTTTTACTGTTTGTGCGTGACATTGATATATAGCTACGCTTAAAGCGCATTCCGTTGGTGCCACGTTTCCGCCAAGCCATCTCCATTACATAAATAAACTTCTGAAACGAGGCCAAAGTAAGCGGCTTATTGGTAGTCACATCTGGGACAACCTCAGCAAAATTAATGATTCCTTGTGCAATATCTACTGAATAAAAAAACGGGAAATCTTTAGTATTTTTTTCTGAGCGAATGAGATCATTTAGGTGGCGTAAACAAGCTAACTTAATCAACTTACCCGCTATTATTTTTTCAGTTAGTACATCAAAACAATACTTAGTTCCCGCATCTTTGTACCTATCTTTCAAATAAATATATTTACGAATACTAAAATCGCTAACCTTCACTTTGTTTTCCTCCAAACATCTTTGCTATTTCTTCCATGGATGCCCCTTCTTTATCAGGTTTAATAACCTTCATCAAGGTGGCGCGACTTGTCGGGCTAAATCCTAATTCAATTGATAAGGCTTTAATGTTTTTAGTCGCCATATCAATTATTTTCACATTAGGGTTCTGCTTAAATCCCGTGAAATCATGTGCAATAATATCCCCAGTTACAGGATTAACAACGGTTTTAAAAGCCATTTTTGTTTGTCCGTTCTCCCTAACATCATCATAGGCCGTCCTCAGCAGTTCATAGTTAATGCAAAAACAGATACTAAATTTAAATCTAGCTGCTTAATCACTTCGAGCTGTCCACTATGCTCCAGCTCACTATAAATTGTTTTATACATCCAAGCGGCTTTACCTTCTAGGTACTTAGGTGGGGATTTTTGCAGCTTCCTAAAACCACTTTGATTTTCAATCAACTCAGCAGTTCGATCGCGCTGGTCTTTTCTGTCATTTTTATCTGTTGTTAATTTCGGCTTTCTGCCTGCCATTCTATCCCCCCTATAAAAAAAGTTTTCATTTCTGCAATTTATTCACAGCGTGCCTTCATTGCTATACGGTCTTCTTATGACCATGATGGGGCGGGGATAAACGTTGATATACTAGCGTCTATCATCCCAATTCATTTGTTCTGCTATAAACGGTTCTAATTACAATACTTGCATAACTATTATCTGAGCTTAAGATTCGATAATAATAACCAGCATCGCTAATTATTGATGCCAAATTCTCAACTTGTCTATAATTCATCCCAGAAACATTAATAGTACAATCACTAGCTTTCTTAATGCTTTCAATCAACTTATCATTGATCTGTTCAATAACCTGTTCATCAATAGCATCAGGCATATACTTATCTTCTAAATCTTCTCGTTCAATAATCTCCATTACATTCTCTCCTTTAACACCTTAGTCCACCACTTACGGTCTAGGTGTTTTAGTTTATTGTCATCCATTGATTGCTCCAACTTAGTCTTGATGTTATGTGTACGACGAGAAAGCAGCCATAAGTTGGTGGTGTCTAACTTATCCTCAGGTAATGCACACAACCTCATTGGCACAATATGATCAACGATAGATGCACCATCATCAACTACATCTCCCGTCACTTGGTCTGAATATATGTCTCTCGAACGAACATAATCAGCAACCTTAATCCATCGTGTGCTGTGATAGAATGCGGTACGTTCCGGATTACGCTCTTGCTGGTCATACCGCTTTGAATCGCGAGAACGTCTAGCTTGTTCGCTCTCAGTTAAATTGGATTGCTTATTAACGTAATCCTTATGTCGTTGCTTATAGTGCTGGTCACAATAGCGGTGATTAAGTGGCACCAATTCACGGCAACCTATTTGATAACACCTGTGAACTCTCATGCCTTAACCAGCTTTCTGCTGATTTTGTTATATTGCTTATAAGCTTCATTGATGAATATATAACTCTGTCTCAGCACGTTTGGTTGTCCAAACTGACTAACAACTTTCAGTGGTGTGCTAATACCAGCGGTTCCTAATAACTGTTCAATCGTTGGATTGCCTTGCCTATGTAAATTCACAATTGCCTTGGACATTGCTTCATCACTATATGCATCCCCTTCTATCATGTTAATAATCTCAGACAGCACTTTTCTTTTTTCCATCATCTCTTGCTCCTCCCGACTCTTAGCAACCCCAACAAACTTCTGTCTTTTCTTCCTGCAATACCGTTCAACATCCCGTAACTTTAAATTGAATTGACGTTGTGACATGTCCAGCACCGTCATTGTTTCTGTAGCGCCAAACTCTAAAACCCACGCCACAAATTCTTGTGTATTTGAATTCGTAAATACTTTAGGGATAATCTCAATTACTTTATCAATCTCATTATCTCGGACAAAATTAACGCCCTTGGCAAAATCAATATAGGATGTCTGGGATGCATCAGTTACTTTAGCCTGATTCTTCTTATCACCAAAATGGCGTCTGATAATATCTCGCTTAGTAAAAGTAATACGCCAAAGCGCGTTCTTATCCCGCTCAACAACACGTGCCACAAACTCCTTAAAATCAGCCCGCCTAATTGTATAAATCTCTGTAGCGAGCAAATGAGCCGCATCCTCATCCTTAATACTTAATGAATTGGCAAGCTGGTGTGAATTCGTAATAAATACTCGTTGCGCTTCTAGAATCCTAATTAAGTTATCCACCGACTCATCTCCATTTTTTATTAGCCTTGTGCCAGCGACGGCACGTAGTCTCACCTTTATGCCGGTTCAAGTAAGCCTGATGTCTTGCCAGATATTTAAGGTAACCAGCTAACCCAGATTGCAATCCCTCATCTTTTTTATATTCCGGACGCCTTTCAATTTCATTTGTAACCCCCTTGGCCACCGCTCTTAGTGCATTTCCTATACTCTTACCAAATTCTTTTAATAACATCTAAATTCCTCCTAATTTATAAATCTCAATTCTTCTTTTACACATGGTTTCGCATTATAGACACGACGAATATACTTTTCAGCGTTATCCAAAAACTTAAACTCATGATCAGACAATGGCCCTTCCGCATCAAAACAGGTGACTTGATAGACACCTTCATGTTTAGTTGATTCCGACAATACATAATCAAAACAATCACTCCTGTATAACTTGATAAGCATCTAATCTCATCCCTAACTTAAAACGTAATTTTCGCAGTAAGTATTTAATTTGCTCGTGACCTGCCATTCACCAATAGCTGTGCTTAGTTGTCTTAAAATACGATTAGCCTCTTGCTCAAACGGGATCACATAAACACTAGCTTTTTTCTTAAACTTAGGTTGGATATCATTCTTGGTTCTGAACGATACTTCAACAACACCAGATTTAACATCCGCAAGAATTAACAAGAAAATCGGCGCTCTATCTAAAGCACCAACTCTCCGGATGAACTTAAATTGTGTAATGCCCACTCGGTCAAATCCGTAATCTGTTAATAAACGCTCATTCATGTTACTTCCCCCTTTTGTTCATAAACTCTTCGCGCTGTTGTCTTACTGCTAACAGCTTATTAAATACTTGCTCAATTGCGGTAACTGCTGAAACATCTCCGCATCTATAAGCCTTTACAGATTCATCAACTTCCTGCTCAAACCGATAATAATTCTTGATTAATTCCGTGCCATCCATGCTACAACCTCCACATTTTTAAATAGGCATGCCATCCCGTCATCTCGAAATAGTTAATCTCAATCTCAGTAATCTGGTAGCCTTTATACACCTGTTCAAAATAGGCTTGCCCTTGGTCTGGTAGTTTTGCTAACTTCTCCAGACGGCGTTGCGAATACTTATGATCATTAGTCCGTGAAATAGGTCTGATTAAGTTTTTCGATGACGACCAGCGCTTTCTACCTTTTGGGTCTTTACTCAGATAATTAGCAATCCCCGTTACACCGTTATTATTGGCTCTAATCGTGTTACAGTTCGCATAACCAATCTGTTGCCGATTACGTCCACGCCCTCTAGCCCATAATTCTTCAATATCATCCCGTGAAACTCCATCAACACGTTTCAACACAATATGGTGATTAATTCTTGCCGACTCATCCCCACCCTCAGTTACAAGGATGTATTGCAACTCATGGCCGAATTTCTTATACACACGTTTAACACGACGAATATAATTACTGACTTCTTTAAGAGCTGCATCAATTGAATTGGGTTTCATTGGGTCCTGATAAGTGAGTGTTAGGAAGTAGTCCCCATTCTCAAAATTGGCATTAATGAGTTGTACCAAATAGCGTCTAGCATTCTTTTGATTAAGATTCTTTTGCTTGGGTTCAGATACTCGCTTACGTTTTGAACGAGTCCCTCTTTTCGTATATTGATCCGCGTTGAACGTTCTGGGGATTACATCGACTTCTAAATACTTATCCCCACACCAAATCTTTTTCTCCCGTGTATAACTGCGCATGTCTTCTTACCTCTAATCTATGGTTGCTAAGTTAATACCTGATACAAGCCCGATTAATGCCTTACTAACAAGGACTAAGAATCATAGGCTTGGAGCATATTAAAAGCCTTCAAACTGGCTCATTGACTTATCCACAGAGAAAGAAGTATAATTCGTTTGCGGAGAATTATATTTCTTTAGTTTTGTGGAAAGTCTTGCCAATCGGTAAGGCTTTTTTCTTTTTATTCTGAAATACCAAAATCAAAACTTTGATTAATGAACTCTGAAACATCAATTAATATCTGTGATGTTGCAAATAATCGCACTTTAATGGGGCGCTTTTCATCATCGTTGAATCCACCAATTTCTATATCAGGCCGTATGTTAAATCGGCTAAAAATTCTCTTACGCATGTTATAAGCAATCTGTTCAGCATAGAGACCTTTAACGTAAAACTTAAGTTCTTGGGGATGCATCATTTCAAATTTACTCATTATTTAACTCCTCTATTTAATCGTCTGATTTCATCGCTAAGGTCAAAATTTGGCATCCACTGATCATAGAAAGCAATCGCCTTGTGGTAATCCTTTCTATTTGTCTCAGCAAAGATATCCACTTTAAACCGTTGCTTATATTCCTCAGCAATTAATTTAAAAACTTTTCGAGCGACTGGCTTAGTCTGATAAGCAGTCGCTTTTTTACCGCCTAAAATTTCAATTACCTTAGACCGCCGTTTTTTATTCAACAACTTATTTTGAAATGGGTATAATGGCTGTTCATCTTCCAGCACTCTAATTCTGTTATCTTGTAGTTCCATTCGCTGTTGGACTTGATCCATAAACAATGATTGCCGCTTAGCTGGTGGTAACGTTTCACTCGGTATAATAATTTCAGTTGACATTGATTACATCTCCTTTAATATATTCGTCCTCTAATTTCGGCATCAGACTTTCCATCTCAGCCGTCCAATCATGAACCCGACCAACCAAACGCTTAATGTGACTAACCGCAGGATCATCTGACTCAAACTGCGAAAAATCCGTGCTATAAAGTAACGGTGCTAATTGATCCAGTAATTGTTCAATCCCGCTATCAAGCTGAGCAAAGTCTTTCATCGCAATTAATTTCGCTTCTTCTTTATTAGCGGTAGCCGTCAATTTATTAATTTGTTTCTGTAAGTCCTGATACTCATTTGAATCAGCTTCAAGTGCGGTCATTTCTTCCCGCATATTCTCGATTACTTCTTGCAAATTCTTTTCACGTTGTCTAGCGCTGGTAGCAATCTCTTGTAGCTCTCCATAATCTTCTGGATACACAGGCTCCTGATGATCTATCTGGTCTTGCAATTGTTCGGCGTGCTCCTCAGACCGTTTCAACTTCTGGCGTAGCGTCTTAAGCTCGGCCACTGTCATCTCATCCGGCGTTTTCGTCGCACCATCAATCTGATGTGGCTTGTCCCGTTCTGATTCTGGTAAACTAGCAATCTGATAAAGCGCTGAATAGCCTAACTGTTGATAAGCCTCAGACTCATTTAACTCACGAGCAACCCGCATAAATCTATTAGCCATGTCATGATCAAACTTCATTGTTTGTAACCAGCTGCTAAACTCACCATGCGTTAAATCGTGTTCCTTAACCCAATTCAATCGGCGTCCAATTTGAAAAACAGCATGTCCCGCACTTTGCTGGTACTGGTTAATTTCTAATTCGATGGTTTGTAAATCGTTACTTAGTGGTAATGTCATTTGCTCCATCATCTGATTGCTCATCTGCTCCAACCTCCTTTGCCTTACCGAAAAACTCACCTCTTTCAAAATAAAGGCTAGCTACCAACATCCCCAGTAAGAAAATAACGATGCTAAACTTCATATCGTCTGGAAATAATAATCCTAGTCCGACAGAGCTAACTGCTAAATAAAATTTTTTCATTTATTAAATCTCCTCTCTACCAGCCACCAGTCATAATCTTTGACCAGTTATTTTCAATCCACACTGCCATCGGATTTGCTTGAATCCGCCATGGTGAACCCTTACCAGATGACCATTGAATGAAACCACCGTTCATCACATCAAGTTCAACACGATTAGGGTCAAGCACATGGTCTTTAACAAAAGCGTAATCAATCCCGCCAAGTTCTTTTCTTAAGTCTTGAATAGTCCATGTCTTGCCGACCAATTCAGGCCTATACATTTGTTCCATTTTAATTTCCTCCTACATAAGGTTTTATATTCTTTATAAATTCTTCATGTGAAATACCTTCCCACTGAGTTATTGATTTATCCAGATAAGTAATACCATGATTCTTAACTCTTTTTAGTTGGTCGTTTTTAAGCGATGAGTCTCCACTACCGCCATACCAGCCGTAGCATTCGCCACGTAGATAAATTAGCCACTTACCGTTTTCGACCCTAAATAGTGAATATTTATAGTCGTTAATACAGAAACAACGATTATTGATGATCTCTATTTTTCCCATTATCAGATGTCCTTTTTAATTTTATTTATCTGCTATAATTAGCTCGAAAGGTGGTGAATATTATGAATACGGCAAAAGTCTTACAAGCAATCATTCAAACAGCTTCAAATGCTCGCCCTGGTGATGTAAATCCAAATGACGTTAAAAGTAAGCTAGATATGTCAGATAGTGATTTCGCACAATCACTAATTGAACTAGAAGACGCTGGTTACCTTGAAAGAATAATGGGTAATAATCAGTTGATGGATATTTCAATCACTACCAAGGTACCAACCGAATAACATCTAATTGCTTAGCCTTTATGGGCTAAGCTTTTTTCTTTCCAACTAATTGCCAATCCCTAGCTAAAACATCTTCTATAGATGGATTCCATTTAATTGATAAAAATTTTTCTCCTTTCATCATTAGAAAATAGCCGTCTGTATTTGTTGGGATTAGATATAAATTGACCATATTCGGTCTTTTTATCCCCAATCCTTTTTTCTTTGCTTTTCTTACTGCTGTGATTAAGTTCATCCCTGAAAACTCCTTCTTCTATCCCACCATCTGCTATAATTAGCTCGAAAGGTGGTGATAATAATGGCAAATGATAATTTAAAATTAGCTGTTGAATTAGCCGGCGCTATCATACAGGCAAATGCAACAATCATCAGTGGTGATGAGCAATTAAGCTCAGATCTTGTTCAATCAAACGACGTTGTGCTGATGGTTAAAAAATTAAAGAAGATTTAGACGATATCAGTCGATAATTCTTCCTGTTACTGGATTTACTTTTTTAAAATTTTTCTGAGACTCCATACAACTCGCGATTGTATGGAGTTCTTTTTGTATAGCCCACAAAACTCTGATTAATTTTTTCATCCCTAAAACTTCCTTTCATCCCCACCACATCTGCTATAATTAGTGCGAGAGGTGGTGATAATAATGATCGAAATTATTATTAAATCTAAAACTAAAGAAGAAACTACTGTTAAAAATATCCGTGAAATAACTTACTATAGTCCCCTAGGTTCAAAGGAAACCGATACAATAATTAATAAATCTGATGTCCTTATGAATAACTGGCATGGCGTTACAACCTTTGTAGGGGAATCATCGTTTATTATTGACCGAAAAGATATTGAAAGTATTGAAGTTAAATAATTATATTTAGTAATTTCGGAATTGCTGCTACAACTTCGGGATTACTATTTTTTTGTTCTAATAAATCTAATACATAAAAGAAAATTGCTGTTTTCAGTCTGATCATTAAAGCGTTCATTTCCTCTTTGCGTACTTCATTCTGTTTTCCATCCATCCCTAGCACCTCCTTTTATATCTCAAATTGAGATATTAGTAATTAAAAAAAAGATTCATTACAGATTTATTTAATTTATTAGAGATAATTAGCATTTCATAATCATGGAATGCTGCTTTCCCATTCTCTTTCAACTCATATTGCCTTCTGTTCTTTAAACCAATCAGTTTTGCCATATAATCTGTAGTTAATTCTTTTGATAGCCGCGCTTTTCGTAATTCTACTTTCGGTTTAATTAATTCTGTTTTAGTTCTTCTTTTGATAATAGTGCTTCCATCGGATCACCTCCTAACTATCGTGTCTACAATATCTCACAATGAGATATTTAAGTCAACAATAAATATCTCAATTTGTCATATTTTTTCATTGTTGCTCGTCGATATGTGTGATATATTTATCTCAAGGAGTGATAAAATTGAATAATATACTTGGTCCAATTATTAAAGATATCCGCAAATCAAAAAGAATTACTCAAACTGAACTAAGTCGGCTCACTGGCTATAGCCAGAACACAATTTCAAATCACGAAAACGGAAAACGTTCTTTAAGTGAATTAGATATTGCTAACTATGCTAAAGCTTTTAATCTCGCTCCACAGGATCTATTTAATTTCTATTCAAGTAAGAATCATAAAACAATTATGAGTATCTACAATGAATTAAATGAATCACGAAAATCTACTGTCCTTTCATTCGCAGAAAAACAACTTGCGGAACAAAATTCTATCCATGAAAATGTCATCCCCTTCTCACCTCGCACTAAACAGCAAGGTACTGAGGTTACAATTTACGGTGCTGTTTCTGCTGGGACTGGTGAAATGCTTGGTGACGGCGTCACTACTAAACGCTGCTACTTTGGTAGAATTCCGCACCACGATTATGCATTAACGGTTAATGGTGATTCAATGAAGCCGATGTTTGAGGACGGTCAAATTATTTTCGTTGAGAACGTTGAAGATGATATGGAATTTCTTGATGGCCAGATTGTCATCGCAATTCTAAACGGCGAATCGTACATTAAAAAACTGCGCATCATGAAGAACTGTGCGCAGTTGATTTCTTTAAATGCTAAGTATGATCCAATTGAAGTATCAGCAGATGACGATTTCAAGATTAAAGGTAAAGTAATTTTATAATTTATTACCATGGAGTGATTTACTTTGAATAGACACAAAAAACAAGAACATTTTAAGAAATTTAATGAATTGTATTTTAATGGGGATTCACGTTCTTTTAAAATACATGCCCTACCGTATTGGATAGATAATTACGCTTATTGGCTTAATAAAGAACAAAACAACCAGCTTCCTAAATATTATAATAAGTTTTCTCAAGGCAAGATTGTCTACATCGACTTTGGAGTTCGTATTGGTAGTGAGATTAGTGGCCCACACTTCGGTATTGTTCTGAATAAAGAAGATTCTAAGTACAAACGGACTGTTACAATCGTCCCTTTAACGTCCAAAGATAAACCTTATTATGTTGCTTTAGAAAAAGAGTTTATTTTAAATATCTACCATTTTGCACTTAGCAAGGCTGACCGAATTTCAGAAAAAATGGATAGACTCGAAAAGAAATTCGATTCTGTTATAGCTGATTTTCGTAACGAGACTAGTACGGTGGAATATAACGAAAATGACTCTAAATTTTTAGTGAATCATGCTAGTATCTATTTTCCAGAACTCCAACAAAATAAGCTGTACTTAAACATCCAATTTCATGACTCTTCAACTACCATTGATCCCAACGAACAATTAAAGAAATTTTCAAAGGCTATGCTTTCACATTCGGGTATCTCTGAACATCCCAAGCTTAAAGAAACAGTTAACCTTATTGATTCATATTTAAAGAAAGCTGATTCACTTGCTGCTCAGTTGAATGAGGCAAAAGAATTATCTTCTAAGTTACTCGAACTCGGTCAAAAATTAGAGAAATACAATAAAAATTCGTTCGTTGATATTCAAAATATTACAACTATTAGCAAACTGAGAATTAAAAATTTTTCTGAGTTTGGTATATCTGAAAATACTAGCATTAGTCCTGAATCCCTTGAAAAAATTCACACAGCTCTATTTAATCAAATTTGACTTATCTCTATCTCTCATTGTATACTGAGTACACATAAGGTACTCTTGTACCGGCTAGATGTACTTAGCCTTAACAATACAATGGATTTATCCATGAGGGAAGTCATTTGACTTTCCTCTTTTTTATTGAAAGGACATGAATTTATGATAAGTACAATTTTAGCAATTCTATTTATTCTATTTCTAATTACTTGGCTCTTTGGTGCCTATGTAAAATATTTGATAGCAGCAGCGATTTGGATAGTCGGTTTACCATTTGCAATTATTGGCGGTTTAATTCACTCAATTAAAAATAAATAAAAAAGCGCATCCCCACTCGTCGAAAAGTTATGGGATACGCTAACTCACATACATTACAGATAACATATGCTAATAATAGTGTAACAAATTAGCATGTTTATTTCATGCTATTTTTTACGCCAAAAAGGAGGAATTTTAAAAATGCCAGTTGTTGAAATTGAAAAAGGAAAGAAATACCGTGCTAAATTTTATTACCGTGATGAAGATGGTAATTCAAAATACGGTGGTAGCAAAACATTCATTAAAAAAAGAGATGCTACTAGTTGGTTACAGGCACAGAAAGATAAGTTTAATAAGAACGGTGCTGTTAAGAACGCCGACTTACCATTTGTTGATTTTTGGATGAAATGGTTTGAACTCTTTAAAAAACCATCCTTAAGGCCTGTTACCGCTGATAAATGGATGAATAGTTATTCTGTTATCTCAAAATACTGGCAACGCACTAGCTTAAAGAATATTGATCGGACGTCTTATCAAGAATTCATTAACTGGTATGGCGCTAATCACGCAAAATCATCAGCAGAAAAAGTTCACGTTCATATGCATGCAGCTGTTAAATATGCGGTGGAAGAAAATTATATTGATCGGGATTTTGCATTACGTCCCACCCTATCTGGGGCCAAAGGTAAACCAGATGCGCTTAAGTATTTACAAGAAGCTGATTTCTTTAAGTTAATTAAATATTTAAACTCAACTAATAATGAACTAAATGTTTCTCGGGCTATGATTCAATTCGCTTGTTATACAGGAGCACGTCTTTCTGAAATAGCCGGGCTAACAATTGAAGACGTTGATTTAAAAACAGGTATCATCAACATTAATAAAACATACAATTATAGAGATGGCGGTTTTGCTCCAACCAAGAACCCGCAATCAATTAGAAGAATCGATATTGATGATCACTATCTTCAAATCCTAAAAAAACGTGTATTAACTCACGAACTACGAAAGCAAGAACTTTTGTTTGCTAAAAACAACAGCACTACCCCACCAACAAGCAACGCTGTTAATAAAGAGCTGCGCAAAATATTTAAAGACATTGGTATTAATAGTGACATGAACTTCCACGGACTACGTCACACCCATATTTCTTACCTGCTTGCTAACGAGGTTAACATACAATATGTTTCTAAGCGCGCTGGCCACAGTTCAGTTTCAACAACATTAAACGTCTATACCCATATACTGGAACGCTTAGAACGTGATGAAATCAGCAGAACCAAGAAACTCCTATCTGCAATTGGTTAGACCCCGTAAAACGTCCAAAACATCTATTAATCCCTTGATACATCAGCGTTCTTTGTTGACCTTTTTATAAAATACCGTAAAATCTAACGTTTCCCACTGAAAAAAGGACAACAAAAGGACAACACTCTATAATTCTATATGTTTCTCTATAATTTCAAGCAACAAAAAAGCCTTATTTCTAAGGCTTTCTCATTCTGTATATTTCTGTATAATACTTATTTATACCGGTGATCGGGGTCGAACCGATACTTCCGTGAGGAAACGGGATTTTGAATCCCGCGCGTCTGCCAATTCCGCCACACCGGCATCTTACAGAACGTTTAAGGTTAGCGCCTAAACGCAAAGGCGGTAACCGGATTTGAACCGGTGATAAAGGTTTTGCAGACCTCTGCCTTACCACTTGGCTATACCGCCATAAAAGAACAAATCCTGTCCTTGAAATTGGGCTAGCTGGATTCGAACCAACGCATGACAGGATCAAAACCTGTTGCCTTACCGCTTGGCCATAGCCCAATAATAAAAGGCGGTATGTGGGAATCGAACCCACGTGTGTCGGATCCACAAACCGATGTGTTAACCACTTCACCAATACCGCCATTATTAACATGAATAATTATACCATAGTTGCAATGTTTATGCAACATATAATATAAACAGGGATAGTAGGAATTGAACCCACACTGACGGTTTTGGAGACCGTAGTTCTACCTTTAAACTATATCCCTATAAATATGGAGGAGAGTGGATTCGAACCACCGAACCCGAAGGAGCGGATTTACAGTCCGCCGCGTTTAGCCACTTCGCTACTCCTCCAAAAATGGCGCAGGACAGAATCGAACTGCCGACACATGGAGCTTCAATCCATTGCTCTACCAACTGAGCTACTGAGCCATTTTGAAACGGTCACAACGGGACTC